GTCATTACTTCTTGGCAGTAGGCCGCTTGGCCTTCTCCCGGTCAACGTCGATGTACTCCCGGTCGATCCGGGCATGCTCAGCCTGTACCGCCACGTTAGCCGCAGCGATCTCAACCTTGTCGTCTTCGAGGTCCGCCAGAACCATCTCGCGCTTGGCCTTCGCCTGCGCCAGAATCGCCTCAGCCTGAGCCTTCATGGCCTCGGCCTGTTCCTTCTGCACCGTCGCCTGCTGCATAGCAAGCTGAAGCTGCTGCATCATCTGCTGCATCTTCTGCTCTTCCGGGCTCGGCGGGGCCGACATCGCATCCATCGCCGCCTTGAGTTCAGCCTTCTCAGAGGAGGCTGTGTTCTCGAAGATCGCCTTCAGGATGATCGCATGGGCCGGGCTTTCAGGCGGGGTGTACCCGAGCATCTGGTTAAGCTGGCTCATCTCGACTTCCTTCGCCATGATGCCCATTGAGGCACGGACGAGGAACTTCATGTCAACCGGATACCGCTCCGGATCGAACTGCATATACCGCCAGAGCGACCGCCGCACGAGCGGCTGGAGGAACTGACGCTCGATGTTCTGCATGGTCCGCTTCGACCGCTTGAGGAAGCCGGTCTGCATCATGGACATGCCGCCCATCGTCTCGTTGCGGCCATTCATGCCGATAGGCGTAGCCGAGTCCATCGACCCGGTAGCCATCTGCACCATCCGCTCCATATCCCCGGACTGCTGGAAGGTCAGCGCCAGCGCCTGCGGGTTGAAGCCAACCGGCTCCAGCACTTCGCTCGGACGCCCGCGCGTGAAGAGGATCTTACCCGGCCGGATACGGAGATCCGGGTTCCGGGGCAGCCGCCCCATATCTGCACCCATCATAGGCGCGGTAATCAGCGCCAACGCATCAATACGGGCACGGACTTCTGCGTCCAGTGCCTTCTGGGGGTTGTAGCCCTTCTCGGCAACGCCACGTCCCCAGAACTCGCCCGGCACGGTGTCGTGCTGGTAGGCGATGAACGCTCGGTCCTTCATGCGGAACGGAGTTGCCTGCGCCCGGAGGATGTCCGACTCGTTCACGACGGTGATGATGGCCTCGACCAACTCCTCGTCGTCTTTCTTCTTGCCCTTGAGGTACTTCGCGGGAACCTTCCCGTGGTACTCGGTAATCAGGACGCCGTTGTCCTCGACGCGGACGGAGGTCGTCTCGTCCGTACCGGTGGAGTCGCCCGTGCGGGTGCCGGTGTAGGGACGTAGACCGCCAGCCACCTCCTTGTACACGCCCGAGTCGATCTTCTTCTGTATGGTGTGCAGAGGACGGATGAACTCGTGGGCGCAGAACAGCGCATCGTCAATCTTCAGAGCCGACGGGTCGATCAGGAACTCGTCCGGACGCACCGGGTCCAGAGTCACCTGTATCTCATCGGACTCTACGGGCTGGCCGTCGGGGCCAACCGCTAGTTCGGGGTTCTCCCGGACGTTGAGCTTTCCAATCCCGGTGCCGTAAATAGCCCCGAGCAGGAATACCTGAGCGGCCGATTCCGGCACGCTAGCCAACTCGAAATCCTCAAGAAGCTGGTCGCGGTACGCAATAGCGTCATCCTTCATCTCGTCCCGCATGTCGTCGTCGATGTCGAACCATGCGGTCCGGGAGAACACTGCCTCCTCGATCTCTGCAACGGACATCTCGATGGCCTGCTGCAATGCGGGCGTGATGAGCTTGCTGCGCTCACTCGCCGTATTCTTGTCTTCGCCCTTCCAGAACCCACGCCAGAGGCGGGTGTACTCGTCCCAACGACGGGCGTACTTCTGATCCCGCACATCGCGGGCGTGCTTACACTTGGACGTTACCCAATTCAGGAGGTTCGCATCGAACGTCATCCCGCCCGATTCGCTCTTCCCCTGACTGTCATTATCGCCGTAGTTATTCATTATGCCGGGTCGATTACAGGAATCGCTCCGTCAGAGTCCACGCGCCAGAGCTTACCAGCAGCAGCCGTAACGAAGTCAACCGGGGTGTAATCCACCCACGCGACGAGGCCCGTCACGTCGAGAAGGGTCTCAATGACCATCTCGCCGAGATCGTTGTACGTCCGCTCGCCACCGGCAGAGCCAGTGTCCACGGGGATATAGTCCGTCCACTTGACCTTACCGGTCGGGTCGATCTCGAATACCCGCCACTCAAGGCTGGCATTGACCGGATACGTTGCTGGAACCACTTAATACCCCGCTAACATGTCTTGGGGTTGCCAATTGTCGATCTCGCTAGGCCCGTCCCAGAAGGGCTCGGCAAGCTGGTCGATATAGGCAACGGCGTCTAGTAAGTCGTCGTGAGCCAGCGGGGACGGGAAGTCCTCGGCCTGCTCAAGGAACGTCTGAATCCACTCCGAGTCGTCATCCTCGAATAGCTGGATTCGCTTCTTCTCGGCGCGGCCCTGTAAGGCCCACACCAGACGGTCCGTCTTGTTCTTGTTGCCGTGGCTAAGCTCTTCCACTTGGAAGTAGACGCCAAGGCGGTTCATCTCGTCGTTGAGGTACGGCAGCACCGCGTTCTTCGCCATGCCCTTCTCGATCCCCAGCCGTAGTGGCCGGTAGTCCCGGAAGGCTTTGACGATGCGTAGCGCCGTCTCTCTCACATCCCACTTCCCGTGGATGATGTCCACGATGAGCCATCCGCCCTCGTGGTTCTTGACCACCGCGATAGCGTGGTCGTCCAGCTTGGAGACCTTACGGCCCCCCTCGTTCGACTCGAAGCCTGCCAAGTCGATAGCGATGTAGTAATCGCCGGTCGGCTGGACCTTGACCCGAGGGAACATGTCGCGCGTCAGGAGGAGCCCGGCTCCACCCTCGAACGATGCTTCGTACTCCTGCTTATACCGATCCTTCGCCATGCGGCGCTGGGCCGCTGCGATCTCCGACATTGGCAGAAAGGGGTTGTCTGTGGACGGGAAATGCCAAGCCTTCCAATCCGAGCCAGCCCTTCCAGTCCGAGCCTCTTCCCACAGTTTCCAAAAGTGGTTCTTGCCATCGGGCGTACCGATGAACAGGGCACCGCCCTCAGTACGAGTGAGGGCCGGGAGGATGATTAGCTCCCAGACTGTCTCTTTCATGAACGCGTACTCATCGAGTACGACGTACGATAAGCCCACGCCTCGCAGTGAGTCGGGGCGATCAGAACCCTTGATCGAGATGCGTCGCCCATTGATGAGCGTTAACTCGCCAGTGTTCTCTAGCGTCTTAGCGACGAGATCCCAGCCCAACTCTTTGAGTAAGGGCCACAGGATCTTCTTGCCTTGATCGAATGTCGGTGCGACGTAGTAGACTTCCTCTAAGGAGAGGTCCACCACCACGCCATCGCTGCGCGTCTTCGAGGTCTTAGAAGCCTCGATGAAGAGTGTCACAGCAGCCAAATAGCTCTTACCGAACCGCCGCCCTGCTGCAACAACCTTAAATCGTGTGGGGTCGTAGAATATCTCCGACTGCCTCTGGTGCAGGTTGATCTTCATGGACCCCTCCTATTTGAATTTAGTAGCTCTTCCGCTTGTACGTCCCTTCAGACGAGCTATAGTCTACGTCGTTCGACCGGCGAGTAACCTCACCCATCGCTCTCTGGAGAGCCCCACCCTCAACCTTCGGGGCCGGGTTTCGGGTCACTGTCGTCTTCCGCTCGCCCGGGAGGGCGTCGTTGACGGACTCAAGAAACTTACGTACGGTCTTCAGAACGGCCATTGGCGACCACTCCCTAATGAGTTACCGATGTTGCCCCGGTTCTGGAGCATCGTCAGCATCTGTGGATTGAACTGGCCGAAGCCACCTGAGTTAGCCGGACGCATAGCCGGACCGGTTGGGAACGCATTACCGCGACCAAGCGACCCACCCATCTGTCCACCCATGCCCATACCAGACATCTTCTGGAAGGCTTGGAGGATCATTGCCCTCATGTCCTGCTGCGGACGCTGGGCAAACTGCTGGGCCGTGGACTGCGCCTGAACCGGCGCGGGAGCCGTATTAGCCGGACCCCCCATCTGAGCCTGAGTGTTAGCCCGGTTCCAAGCATCCATAGCCGAGGTGTCCATAGGTACGACACCCTGAGCCGAGTCAGCCTGAGCTAGTGCCGAGCCGAACATCCCACCC